GGGGTCTAACAGTGGCGCATCCACAGAGCCGGGATTTGTAAAGACTTTTACTGCTTGAGGAGACGGCAACCCACTTGTCTTAAAGCCTTGCGGTGGCGGATCCAGCAACTGCCTTGTTTCTACCATTTTCTGTAACTCATGTTCTTTAGCTGGCCTAGACAAGGGCACTATTGGGTCAGATGGCATGTTTTTTCTTTGCCGTTCTAAGGAACGTGCGTACTCCTCAAGCCTTGGCGGGTCCATTCCCATTCTTGCAACAGCCAGTAAATAATCCTCCATTCGCTCATAATCGTCTGGATTTATTACTTGACCTTTTGCAAGCACGTCTCGTGGGACTACAAGCTCCCGTTCACCTTCAAATCTAACTGGAATACCAAGCTCATCCCCCACCCCCACTACGTCTAGCGAAACATCTTCTGGCTGAATGTCAAATGTGCGAATAGACGGTTGCCGGGGCACAAACTGTCCAATCTCTCTGCGAAGTCTTGGCGCAAAGCTTTTTGCGGTATCTTTGCTTGTTGTTGTTCCAATTAATGGTTCGCCAAGAAGCGTGTCGCTTCGATAAACTCTAAGCGTTCTAGGCAAGGTTCCTCTTTTTGCCATCCGCTCTACGGCTCTCATTTTATCTACAGCAGCGCTGGCCTCCCCTTCGGTAATCAACTTAGACGCTTGCTCAAGGGCTTGTCTTTTGGGCAATGTTTCGCGAGCACGTTCGTTTACAAACCGTAAAAATTGTCTGGTTTCGGCAAGCTCTTTTGGACCAAACTCTTCGAGATCAAGATCAAGATTTCGCCCTTGCGTAAGAGTTTTAACAATGTCATCAAACTCTTTTGGATATGCCCCCGCTATAAGGTCTATAAGATCTTCACGTTCAAGCCCAGCGTCAAACTCTTTATCTAAACGTTTTTGCAAGGCGCTAAACACTTGAGGCATGTTCTCAAGCTCACGTCCGGCAATCATTGCTGACATTTCATCAGTACTAAGTGGTCCTCCTGCTAGATATTGCGCGAGCCCTCTTTCTTGGCTTAAGCTAAGAGATGGTTGGCCAAGAAGCTCTTCATCGCCTCTTCCTATTATATCTAATAAAGCATCCGGCGTCCTAGTTGAGTCACCAATTGCAGCAAATACATCTTCTTCTCTAAACTGAGGATCGATATCGGGAAGAGGGTCTACATGGACACCGAACCCGTCTGGCAAGTCATCTTTTGGTGGTGTCTTTGGCACAGTAGAAGGGGGCGTATCCATGCCGCTACCGCCTGCAATCCTCCTAAGTGTGCCGCCAGCAACAAACGGCAACGCTAGACCTAGTGCCCCGAAGCCTATTCTTTGAGCATCCCGTTCCCGTAGACCCATAAGGATGTCGGCAACGTCAATGCCTTCACCTATACCGGGAAGCATAGACGCGCCAAGAAACGCGCCCATCTCTGCGGCGCCTTCGGGCCTAAGTATCCGGTTTATCCGGTCAAAAAATTCCTCGTCCATCAATCAAACCCGATCTCGGTTATTTTTCTTAGAAAGAGTTCCTGATTATCAGAAATTTCTTTTAGCCGCTCAAGCAATCTTCTTGCTTTATTAAAGTTTCTTTCCCCAACAGCTATTGCTGCATCCCTAGAAAGTTTTTGCAATTCGTTAAAAACAGGAATTTTTTTGTGCTCGTCTGCGTATTTTTGCAGTGCGGTGTAAACTGTTTTTTTGTATTGATCTAGCGGGATGCCATAGTAGTCGGCGTTATCTATTAGGTTTTCTGCAAACTCTTTTTCAAACCCATAAGGATAATTCAACCGTCTTAACATGTGATCCAGTTTAGGTGCAACATCACCGTGCATCATCCTAAGAGCCGAGACACGTTGAGATGGACTACGCGCACCTACTGCACTACCGAAGTTCTTCGTTAAACGGTGAGTCAAGTCACCAGTGTGCTCAATAACAGGGTTTATAACGCCCCCAATTGCCTCTTGCGCTTTCTCCATTGCAGTTTCTGGAAGATCGCGCTGTATTCTTGCTATTTTTTGAAACTCAAGCAATTCATCATTGGTCGCTTGCCGCGCTCCAGACAAAAATAAATCGCGTTGAGATATATTTATTTGAGGAAGCTCAGGTGGAGGGTCAAGAGCCATTCTCATACGCATATCGGTTCTACGACTTGCCTTTGGCTTTTTAAAGAAAAAGCTACGAGGCAGTCTCATTATATGTTCTTCTAAATCATCCGCATGAACACCAGTTATCCTTTCACCAACAAGGTGTCCAACCTTGCGCCCCGGCATTGCTTTTTCAGCATCTTCAATTACGGCTCGTCCTAAACTTCTAATGCCGCTACGCCCTAGCATGTTTTGTAGGGGTGAATTAAGGCCTACATTTACGTCTAAATCTACTGTTGGAAAAAGATCTAATTGATCAAGCGGCGTTTTAAGATCTTCGACAACCGTGCCATACCTTGGGTCATAACCTTGTGGAAAAGTTTTTGCCCCAACCGAAAGATTTATTTCAGGAATAGTTGTGTACCTGAGGCTGTCTGTACCCATGTTAATTATTTCGTTACCCGTAACCTTTACCTTTGGCTTGCTTAGCCTGTCAGATACAGCCCCACCAACCTTCCTAAGCGTACCCGCTCCAACAAACGGCAGGAGTGCGGCAACGGCGCTAATCCCAGCCCTTGGGGCATCTCTGTTGCGTAGGCCCATAAGAAAGTTTCCGATATCCATACCTGTTCCCAAGTACGGAGTACTCTCAGCAGCAAAGGTGGCACCCATCTCTGCTGGAGTTTCCGGCGACAGAAGCCTGTCTATCCGATCAAGAAAACTTTCTTCGTCCATTTATCTGTTTATTAAACCTCTAATGCCCCGCCGCAGCCTGTCTTTTAATCGACTTAAAAGACCGCTTTCTGCATCTTGAATGGGTACATGCGGTCGAAGGTTTTGTGAATAATTATGTGAATAATTCCAAGGGTTGTCAGCAAAAACTTCAGCTTGAGCTATGCGACTAATCATGTCTTCTAACGCTTGTCTTGTTTCAGGCTTTTCTATTACGGTAACCATGCTTCTTTCATTCCGACCAACAGGAGCGGTATTGGCTTTGTAAATATCGTCCCTTCTTAGGTAATCTTCTAAGGCACGGTTTATAATGTCTTCTCTGGTGTCTTCAGGAGTAGCAGAAGAAAGTCCGGTAAAACCTGCTGCAAAATAGTTTGCACGATCCTCGTCGTGAGCAAGCATGCTGTTGCCCATTGCAGAATGATACAGTTCGTGCAACAAAGTATTTCTGTATCTTTCTTCTGCTAGCTCAGTTAATTCATAGTCAGTAAAAAGATGGTTTGCTGCCATTTGATTTTTAAACACATCAAACATATTCATGTTTACAACATCAGGTTCTCTTGTATCTACATATCCCATCTGACTTGTAGGGTTTACATAATTTTTGATTATTACTGGATTGCTTCTAGGCTCTACGCCAAACGTTACCGGCAATGCTTCCCGAACAGACTGAATGCTGTCAGCGAAGGCAGGCGATGACAAAAGCTTTCCAACGCCCTCTTGGGTAAAAGGCGGCGAGTTCATGGTTACATATGAATGCATCCCAAGTCGCTGCATATGAGCCAATAGATTAGCGCGATCCGCACCAGACAGCGTGTCAGCTATCTCTTGCATTCTCGCTATTTCTTCTTCTTCATCCATTAGTAATACGCTGCCCTACGCTGTCGATAAAACTCTTCTTCTTTTTCGTCGCTCTCAATTGAAATAAAGCCACCCTGACGAAACCGGAGTAACGCTTGCGTGCCCGAGTCCACCAAGTCGTCGTGGTCTCCAGCAGGAAAGGCAGCGAATTGCTCAATGACTTCGTCTGCCCAGCGTGTTTTGGGTGCCCAAACCAATCCTGATGAAAATAAGTCAGAGACTGCGTTTACGCGAGCAACTTTGTCCCTTCCGCGACTAGGTGTGTACTCATTTACAGGAATGCCCATCCTGCGTAACTCAAAGATCAAGGGTGAACCAGACGCTTTAGCCTCAACAATAAACGCATCTGGCTCAAACTCCTTGTACATATCAAAGGCACGCGCTTTCAGGTCTGGAAACTCCAAACGTTCTTGCAATGCGTCCAATAAAATTATGTTTGAGTTCCCATCTTCGTCGTAAAACACGCCCCATGTTGTGCAGGCGCTGTAATCTGCGGTCTCCTTAGCAAGGAACGCTGTATCCCACGACTGAATCACAAACTCACAGCGTGGTGGGGACTTTTGGTCCCATTCTTTCCACCATTCGCGCTTGATTAGCGCTCCTTCCTCTGATGTAGGATCTTGTTGGTACTGTGCAGACCACTTTGGCACTGGAAGCTCCGACTTTAGTGCCTCCAACTGATCAATAGGCCAAAATCCGGGCCATAAAGGCTTACCACTCGGCAAGATTGCAGGAAGTTCTATGACTTCCCACTCATCAGAGCCGCCACGCTGCACAGATGACTTTAAAATCTGGCCGGTCAGGTCTTTTTTGGACCATCTGGTCATTACAACGCAGATGCTACCGCCGGGTTGCAACCTTTGCCGTGGTCCAGAGGTGTACCATTCGTAGGTTTTGTCGTAAATAGACGGATCGTTCAGCGCCGCTTCCTGTTCGGAGTGCGGATCGTCAATAATTAAGATGTCGGCACCCTTACCTGTCACCGCACCGCCGACACCAATAGCAAAATACTCCCCATTCTTGTTTGTACTCCAGCGACCTGCGGCCTTGGAGTCCGATGCAAGCGACACATCTTCAAATACACCTTGATAATCATCAGACCCAACCAAGTTTCTAACCTTTCTACCAAACCCTACGGCTAATTCAGCAGTGTGTGCCGTCTGAATCACCTTTCGGTCGGGATATTTGCCTAGATACCACGCAGGAAACAGGTGGGAAGCGAACTCAGACTTAGTATGACGCGGCGGCATGTTGATAATCAGGCGTTTTAGCTCGCCTTTTGCAATCTTGTTAAACGCATCAGCCATTACACGGTGGTGATCGCCTTCAATAAATGCAGGCCACACATGTTTCACAAACCCTAAGAAGTCATCGTGGGATAATTCTTTGGTTTTTGCCGTCTCAAGCTCATCTAACAGCCCAAGGATCTCCATTTTTTCGGAATCTGGCAGTTGATCTAGCTTAGATTTAATAGACTGTATGTCAATTTGCATGATTTATATTCATGGTTCGTACTTTACTTTGTTGAGTGTACACCAATATTCAATTTCTGTTGGTGAAAAAACGCCAAGCTCTGCATAGTCCATGACAATTCTGCCCAAGTCATAGAACATTTGGCTTTCTCGTCTAAAGCCTAGCCCTGTCAGGTACTCTTCTAGGATGTCTGATGCGGAGTCCCCGGTGTAACGAACCTTGCCGTTGCCATGAGGTGCATACTCTGCCATGTGCACTGTTATTTTTGACCGGGTGCCGCGCATTGAGGCGGTGGCGCAGCGATACGCTTCTACAGCTTTTTCAATTACCGACACAACATCAGTGATGTTTATGGGCAATGGCTCAGTAGAGGATGTCCTTGTCCCTATTCTGCCAGTAGTCTGCATAAAGCCACCTCTGGTGGTACCGCTCGGCTAACTCTAATGTGTCAATGATACCATGTTTTGAAAAGAATGTCTTAATTCCTTTCGCATGTTGTTCGGTATGACACTGCCTACAGAGCGGCACTAGGTGGTCGCTGGTACCTCCGGCGCCACGAGACCTCATGTGTGCGGGGTCACTAGGTCCATCACGCCCACAGGCGGCACATTCTAGTGTCCGTATCCAGTCTGCCTTGGGGCCAAACTGCTTTTCCCTGCGCTGTTCACGCTTTTCCTTTTTTGATAGCGCCATCGTTACCAAGGCTCTTGGCTATTGCCAATAAAACTTTAGGGTCTGACTTAGGGGTAGAGTAGGGGTCTACACCAAACTCCACTAACTCTTCGATTCCGGGGCAGATGCAGTCAAAGACATGGCTGTCATGGAGGCTGCACCACCACTCTTCACACATGTCGCATTCAATCCAGAGGGGGGTGCTGGGGGGATATTCCACCGCCGTTCCTCATTCAGGTTTTCTGAGTCTTGGCAATATACGTTGTTCAGCCCAGACCAACACCCCGAGTTTACAACAGCACAGCTAGACAGCACAAAAAGCACTGCAAACAAAACCACCTGACGGTAACTACTCCAAAACCAAGCTTTCATACTCAGCCTCTATCCAGACCTTGGCGCCACAAGACAATGGCTTGTCCGGCGAGTAAACCACAACAGATGGACCGTTAATTGAAACAGACGAAGCATACTCATTGCTCTTGTACGTCTTCACGGTAATCACCGGCTCACGCTCCCCTTCCTTTGTGTTGCGGCGAATTTTGTGCTGGTTGATGTGAATCTTCGCTTTCATTTTTCAACCCCCCCCTATAGATAATATCTAGTATATAGATAAAAGCTAGTATTAACTAGTATATAATCTAAATAAGAAACTAGATTCATTATCTAGATAATAACTAGCTAGTTATTTTCTACCTAGATAATAACTAGCTAGATAATAACTAGCAGCAAAAGCACCAATAGAACCTACCAAGGTTAAGAGTTTCAATTTTTTTGTTGTAATTTTTTTCACAAAAGTACCTGACTTGTGCCAAAGACGAAAAGGTGGCTTAGGGAATTGTAACTCTTTCAAAAACTGTGCAAAACTGTACTTACACGCGCAGGACGGCCCTGCGCTGTGTCGGCCCTCCCCCCGGTACTGGGGTCGAGCCTAGCCAGAACCCTAGAGCCTAGAGCCTAGGGTAAAGTGGAGCGGATAGCGTCAGCTAATAATTAGTCAGAAACTCTTGACATTGTCGGGCCAGAGTGTTGCGAGTGTCAGCTAATCCAGTTGGACATATCTTGACGTTGTCAAGCTTTTATGGACATAAAAAAAATGTGCTGTAGGGTGTTGACCCTTGTTGCCGATCTTTATAGCTTACCTTGTCGATTGGATACAGCACTTGCGGGTGTTGTCAGCAAACTCTCGAAACGAGCCAAGATCCAGACGGGTCGACCGGCGAGTATGATTCACGGACAAGCGGAACCGTGGACGATTAAGATGGACCGCAACTAATAATTAGTTAGGCGCATCGAGGCGCCACTATTATGAGCAACGGTACGACCGGCGGGTCTAAACGCAAAAAAGGAGG